GTTTTTCTATGCTAGCCATCATTATAAGCTTTGTATCATAGTCAAGATTAAGAAGATATTCAGGTTTAAAACCACGTTGGATATAGTGATGAAGAAAATAAAAATCATCATCACTATCAATTAGTTTTTTATAGCTTTAACTCCGCCCTTTTTGTATCCTGCAAGTTCGAAACCAATTTCAGACAGCAAAGAGATTTCACCTGGTTCAAAAATTTTAGATACAATATCAGTTGGTAATGTGCAGCCAAATTCCTTTTGTAATTCTTTATCTTTTAAATTTGGTTCCACCATCGTGTTATACACCATATACTCGTCAGCATCCGTATCATTGTTTTCATCCCTAGACATTTTCATGGTATCTATACATAAAGATTTTTCAGGTTTACGCAAGACTACTTCAACGCCCAATCGTTCCACAAGTGCAACCTCTGTGACATCATCCTTCACCTGGTACTTTTCTTTCTCTTTCATCAAGTCCGTTAGTGTTAATCGTTTATTTACCTTTTTAGTCATTTGGATTCCCTCCGATATATGTTTTAGGCTGTAATTCGATCAATGAAATCATAATCAGCAAAGTTAAATGGTAATTCTTCTGTACCTGCCGTTTTTTGTGCAAATTGCATTAACATAAATTCATTAAAAGTAACCTCGTCAATGGTTACTCGTTCCGATCCAAACGCTCCAGGATCAGCTAATTTTCCGACAATATTTACATCAGGCACTATACCTTTTTTTACATCATCAGCAAGTAAGTTTGCACCTCGGCTATATACCTTTTTGACTTTTAATGTTCCCTCACCTGACCAACCAAGCATCTTTTTATGAGTTGCTGGATCTTCGGCCATATTTACATCTTCGTAATCAATGGAAACTTTAGCTTCAAACTCCTCAATGTCGAGCCATTTTTCGTTGTTCACCCATACGCTGCCATATGTGCCATTAATAACGCGATTAGATTTTAATTTACCCATGTGTCAATCCTCCTTAGATTGCAATATCTAAATCTAAGTCCTCCATAGCATCCACAATTTTTACGTTCCCACCTAAAAATACATTTCGCTTGAAGGACATTTCTCTTACTTTTTGGTCGTCCCATTCAGTAGTGTCGGTGCCGATTCCTTCCCATGCCAAACGTTGTTTACGGACATGTACCTCTGCTTTATTCGCAAAGTTAGGATCTAATATTTCTTGATCTCCAAGACCTGCAAAATAAGCATTAATAGACCTGATAAATAGCACCTGATTATCGTAAATATTATTGAGCTTACCCACGTAATACTTATCAAATGTCATGGCAATATCATCTTTAATCATGTCCTGTACTTCCATAATGCGAATTGATTTAAAGTCTTCTGTCTTACTTCCAGTTGTTGTTGTAAGACTGTTCACACCACGGCCAATTTTAATGTTTTCACCGTCATTGATAAGGATAAGTTCACCATCATCAACGGCCTTGTCTGGATCTTCTAGCTCGTTGATTGAATCAACCTCATTCAACTCGAAATAAGTAGATGATCGAGTAAATGGTAAACCTGCCATGATGCCAGCAATACGAGCTGTATATTCTGCAGTTGTGTACTCTTTTTCACCAACTTTAATTCCTGTTGTTGTGAAGTTTATGATTCCTTCATGGTCTGCCTCACAGTTTGGTAATACTGCTTTAAATGTTTTCTTTTGGTTTACGCGCTTTGATTTAATCCAAGAAGCGATATTTGTCGTATCCTTGTCCTCAATCCCTGGAATGGCCAAATAATTAAATCGTTTATTATTTAACCGTGTTAATGCCGCGTTGTAATCAGCTGCAGTTGTTGGCAAACGTTCAACAATAATTTTGCTTGGTGTACCCATAAAAGTTTTCTCAATGTAATCTAAGTTAGCTGGCGACCATCCATCTGTCGGCACTTCTTCAATGCTTTTGTATGTTAATGTGTCCACTGTTTGCACATCATCTTTTAAGATCAATGAAACAATCCCAAGCTGACTACGCTTGATCGCTGTAACGGCTTTACCAATAAACTCTATATTTATTTCAGGTAGGCCCATTCTTTAATCCCCTTCCTCATAATCCATTTCGCCCATAAGCTCAATTGGATGTTTTTCATAGAAATCTTTACCGTTTTTAATTTCATCACCAATATCAACGCCCGAACCAGGTTCACGACCATCAAAGAATTGAAGATCAAATTCAAACTGCAGCACACCATCTATTTCATCAAAATTAGGTTCCGCTATATCCAAATGGCGATCTTCCACAGAAAGTTTAAGATCGAATAAATTACCTAATGCTTCTTGAACATCTAACAATTCAATAGCATTATCATTTTCATCTGTAGGAAAATAAAAAATGCGAACCGTACAAGACTTTTCAACTTGTGTCAAATAGCCCTCACGTTTCACATTATCTAATTGCACTTTGAATGATGGCCGAGTAAAGCCTTCATTTGCTGATTTACTAGAAACATCAATATTAATAAAGTTCGATTGTAATTTCTTGTTTATTGTCGTTTTAATTTGCTTAAAAGTAATCATAGTTTCCTTTTCCTCAACAATTCATCTAGCCATTTCACCGTTTCATTTTCAACGTCACCTGAGGATTCAAATTCACGCATACCCTTATCTAATGGCTTTTTACCTTGCACAAAATCGCCTGTTTTATTGCCATCATGGTCAACCATCCAATGGCCATCTTCGACTAAGTGTGCATGTGGTGACGAATTATAAACGCGGACAACTAATTCACCATGATAACCAACAAAGACTTTTCCTCGTTTCCACTTCTTGTGGTACCCACCTGTTTTCTTTTTTACAAGGCTACGAGATTTCTTAGCTACGGTTGTCCTGGCTTTTGTGCCAATTTTACGCATCAGTTTTGGAGCTTCATTAGGTAAATCTTTCGTTGCTACATCAAATAAATCACGTTGAAAGTCGGTTAAACCGTTCATTTGAATGCTCACTTCAATACCTCCTGGACAAAGATTTCAAGTGTTTCATTCTTAAAATAAGGATTGAGAACATATTTGATTTCAAACTCATGACCCTTATATCTGATACGCATATCTTTTGTAATGTCTTTGCCAGCGTTATATCGAACAATGATTTTATGTGTAACATTCGTTAGGACTGTATCAGCTACTTGTTTTTGTAGCGAGCCAGTTTGTGGAATGATTGCAGCCCATATTTTTTTTACAGGTAGAAACTTATAAATGGTTTCTTCCAATTCATTTTTGGCCTTTTGATTAGTGAGGATTTCAATTCTGTGTCTTAAATCTCCAGGATTCATAATCTCACCTCAAAGTAAATTAATAGAATGCATATCTAAAATGTTTTGAACAACTTTATTTACATTGCTATCCTTCACAGTAAAGACACGATTTTCATACATTTCATTTGAAAGTACAAAAACAACAATAGAAACATCCTCTTTAGTGTCCAGTTGTTCATCTGATAGCCCTGTATAGCCTTTTATATAAGCCTTTACAGCGGATAGGATAAGCGTAAAAGCTGAAAGGACATCTGAATCCGTTTCATCCTCTCGCGCATATTTAGCCAGTTCACTTGGCGTAATTTCACTAACCTGCATCAGTTTTCACCTGCTTTTTCACAACAACTTCCTCTACGTGGCCAGCTTGTAACAAGTCATCTGCCACATTCTTTGGTAGCACTTTAACTTCACCTTTTGACATTGTGACGCTACCCGAAAAGCTTACAAGCGCTTTTACTTTCATTCTGTCACCTCCAATAAAAGAAGCGTAGTGTATAGCCCCTACGCTGATTTCATAACTAATTTAGAGATTTTTTGTTCATTTTCAACTTTTGAATCAATTTCAATCCAACCAACAACACCAATTGCATGTTGAGTAGCATATTTTTCTCGTAGAATTTCAATCGAAACATTCTCAGAAAGTTTTACTGCAAGGCCTGACATATCCCCGTAGTAAATTGCTGTTTTACCTGCTTCCATACCGG